TAGTGGATATTCAGGATCTGGTATTAGCGGTTATTCAGGTACTAGCGGATACTCAGGAATTAGCGGTTATTCAGGTACTAGTGGATATTCAGGCATTAGTGGATATTCAGGATCTGGTATTAGCGGATATTCAGGTACTAGTGGATATTCAGGCACAAGTGGATACTCGGGCGTTAATGATCTTGCATCTTTATCAAAAGCAGATAGTAATTTTATTGTTGGCAATGGATCGGCTTGGGTTGTGGAATCTGGATCTACAGTTAGAACAAGCCTCGGATTAGGTTCTGCGGCTACAATGACTGGACCCAGTGGTACAATAGTTGGAACTACTGATACACAAACATTAACCAATAAAACACTTACTGATCCGGCGATTATTGGTGCTATTGCTGAAGATATCTATACAATATCAGATGCAGCAGGATTTGAAATTGATCCTGGTAATGGATCAATACAAATAATAACACTTGGTGCATCTAGAATACCTAAAGGAAATAATTTTGCCGCAGGAGAAAGTGTTACACTAATGATTTTAGATGGAACAAATTATACAATAAATTGGACTGATGCAACCTTTGGATCTGGTGGGGTTGTATGGGTAGGGGGGGCTGCACCAGTTTTAGATACTACTAAATACACTATTATTGAATTATGGAAAGTTTCATCACAAGTTTATGGAATTAGAGTTGGTGCAGCATAATGTTACATAATTTTTTGCGGGGTGCGGGAAATAAAAAAATAGAATATGTTGGAGGATCTTATGCTATTTGGTCCAACACAGCAAATGGTACTCCGGCTGGTTTTATTTCAACATCATTAACATCGCTTACTGGTGGAATTGGATCTACCGCTATGCCAGGAGACTTTGTTCTTGTAGTTGTTGCCGGAACTATGCAGAATGTTTCTACAGATCAAGATTTATATATGGTGACAAGCGGATATACAGAAGTGTGCGATTTATGGAGTAATGATACCTGTCGTAATAATTTAGCAATATTTTATAAAATTATGGGCAGTACCCCCGATACGGTTGCTAATGGAAGTACCGCTACTGATGGTTTGGTGCGATTGATCACAGCGCAGGTTTGGCGAGGAGTTGATATAAGTTCACCTCTTGATGTCACATCCACAACTGCGACTGGTATTGATAGTGGTAGTCCTAATCCTCCGAGTATCACCCCCGCAAATATGGGTAGTCTCATTGTGGCTGTAGGATGTGAAGCGGGGTATACTGGTAGCACATCTAATGCACTATTGTTGGAAGTGCCAAACGGTATGGATTTGAAATTTTCAGAACTAGCTTATGACTCATCATCTCGCCCTAGAACGGGCGTGGGTATAGCCACCTATCCTTGGATCTCGGGTGCATACGACCCCGGAGTTTTTCTGGGTCGTGAATACGCATACTGTTCTTGGTGTGCCGCTACATTAGCTTTACGACTTGCTTAATTTTTATAGAGTACTCAATATGTTTTTAAAACTACCTAATCTTTATCCTTATTATCCTACATCACTAAGAGAAGAATACCCAAATACAAGTTTTCCTTTAGAGATGTCAAATACGTTATTGGCAGAATATGATGTTTATCCAGTATTACCAAGTGATAAACCAACATATAACGAAAATACACAAAAAATCATTGAATCTGCACCGGAATTAATTGATGGCCAATGGACTCAACAATGGTCAGTAGTTGATTTAACGGAACAAGAACTAGAAGATAGAGTACCCAAAGTAATAAGTGCATTACAAGGAATGTTAGCCATAAAAGAGGCAGGATTAGTATCGGGGTTCTTATATTGGAAATCAACGCTTGATCCGGTTGATGATTTTGAAACAATTTCATTCTTAGAAAAAGCACAAACTTGGACATATGATGATCCTATATTAAATTCTGCACTAGTCATTTTAGGTATAGAGGATCAAAAAGCGGCATTATTCACATTAGCCAGTACATTATAAATAGCATATGACCTTGTAAATTATTATTCGGAGAACAAATGAAATATAGTATTGTTATACCCACCTACAACCATTGTGATGATTTATTAAAACCCTGCATCAATTCTATTCTACAATATTCAAATCCACAAGATATCGAGCTTATTATTTCTGCTAACGGTTGTTTTGACAATACTCGGCAATATCTTGATGAATTAACTACTAAATTTACAACTATTGGTCTATCTGACAATTTAAAAATAGTCTGGAATAATTCTCCAACTGGATATTCGAAAGCAACTAATGATGGTATAAAAATTTCAACAACAAATAGAATTGTTCTCTTGAATAATGATGTTTTAATTCTTGAACAAAAGACAAATACTTGGTTAGAATTATTAAATAGACAATTTGAACTTGATCTTAATTGTGGTATTTCTGGGCCATCTAAAGTATTTTCGGAACCTGCCGGAAGAAATTTTTTGATATTCTTTTGTGTTATGATTGATCGTAAAGTATTTGATACTATTGGTCTTTTGAATGAAGAATATGGTAAAGGCGGTGGAGAAGATACAGAATTTTGTATCTTAGCTGAAAATGCGGGATTTAATTTGAATATATGTGCAGAACAGTATTGGAATGATGAATTGAAATTATTCGTAGGAAATTTTCCAATTTATCATAAAGGAGAAGGAACCGTCCACGACACATCTTTGGTTCCAGATTGGTCAGATGTTTTTGAAACCAACTCTTTGTTGTTAGGCAAGAAATTCAACCCAGAATGGTATAGATGGAAATTATCAAACAATTTAGAAAGGGCAGTATATTTACAAAATCATCCAGTTGATATTAGAGAAGAATTGCGATATTCTTGGGCAGCAAAGCATTTAATTGGAAAATCTGTTTTAGATATCGGTTGTAGTTCTGGTTATGGCGCACAGTATTTAACAAATGAAATTGAATATACTGGTCTTGATTATGATGCTAAAATTATTGAAGAAGCGAAAAAACAGAATTGGCACCCAAACGCAAAATTCATTCACGCTAATTTAGATGATTATAAATTTGATCATTACAATACTATTATAGCATTTGAGGTAATTGAACACATTAAAAATGGTTTAGAATTAGTAGAACAATTAAAAAATCATTGTGAACAAATCATCATAACGGTTCCTTATAATGAAAGTATAAATGTTTTTAATCCACACCATTTATTGCGTAATTTAACACCAAACAAATTCAAAGATTTCAATGTAATTGGTTTAATTGATTTACGAGGTTCAATCATTAATGAAGAAGAAAGAATTGCTGGTGAAGAATATAGTTTATTAATGGAATGGAAAAAAGAAAAACCCGCAACTGAAATTTTATCTTGGTTGAATAATGATTTTTCCGAAATGTACAATGAAGTTATAAAAAATAATGAATATATGTTGTCAAAGGAAAATATGCAAAATCGTAATGTCTTAGATATTGGTGCAAATATTGGTGCTTTCTCTTTGCTGGCTAATTTCTATGGTGCTAAAAAAATTATTGCGATGGAGCCGGTAAGTAATACATTTAATCAATTATTGACTAATATCAAAAAGGTTAATTATTCAAATATAATTCCAATGAAAAGTGCAATAACATCAAAATCTGGAGAAATTTTTCAAATTAATTTGAATGAAAAAAGTGGACATAATAGTTTATACAAATCCTATGGGTCTGGTGATTTTGAGATAATTTCAACAATTTCATTTGGTGACATTTTGAAATTTTTTGATGATGATGATATTTTCTTAAAAATTGATTGTGAAGGTGCTGAATATGATATAATTTTAAATGCTACTAATGATGAAATAAAAAGAATAACAACTATTGCAATTGAAATACACTATGATATGCACCCAATATATAAATCTTCAGATATAATTGAAGATAAATTGTCATCTTTTGGATTTAAATTGACAAAAAACGAATCTGTATTTGAATGGCATTTTTCACCAGATGGAAAACCATTTATTTACAAAGAATTGCCATTAAAAGTGCAATTTTGGACTAAAATATGAATTCGATATTATGTTCTATATCTACTAAAAATAGATATGATACTACCCTACCACTTGCTATATCATCCGTAATTAATCAAACAAAATTACCTGATAAACTTGTGATTTTTGATGATAACGATGACCCCAAAGACCTAAGAACTATACCAACATATCTTTATTTATTTCATATGTTGGAAATAAAAGGTGTCAAGTGGGAAGTTATTTATGGTGCAAAAAAAGGACAAACACATAATCATCAAATGGCAAATACAATGGGTTATGATTGGGTGTGGCGTTTAGATGATGATAATATTGCCGAATATAATGTACTAGAAATATTGTGTAGTCATATAAACCATGATGTAGGAGCAATTGGGGGATCTATACTCACGCCACCAGTACTTTTTGAAGATTATGATAGTACGGGCAAAATCGAAAATATCTATAATGAACCTAATATTCAGTGGAAACATATTGCTCGTATTCAAGAAGTAGATCATTTACATTGTTCTTATTTGTATAGAAGCGGCATTCAAGACTTTCATACCGGATTGTCTAAATTGTGTCATAGAGAAGAAACATTACACACCTATGGGTTATTAATGAAAGGGTATAAAAATTTAGTCATACCTAATTGTATAACTTGGCACCTAAAAAATCCTCTGGGTGGTATTAGAAGTAACCAAAATGATACAGAAAAAGATTTACAACATGATGAAGAGATTTTTAGAAATATTGTCCAACTAAAGAATAGAAAAATAGTGGTATTAAACAATGGATTGGGTGATCATATTGTATTTAAAAAAGTATTAAAAGAGTTAGATAATCCTATAATATTTAGTTGTTATAATGATGTTATTCCCGGTAAATCAATAGCAGAAGCACAATTTTTATTGGGTGATATCGAACCGTACAATATATATAAAAAAATGGCAGAATGGAACTGGGATGATTCTTTGGAAAATGCTTTTAGGAAGTTATATTTATGATTATTATTTCTCCATGGGCTAAAACCTTATTAACAAATAAGCCTAATCCTAAATCTCCGCCTATTATTTGGTGGTATGAATTAATAAATTTAATTAGTGAACCTATTATACAAATTGGACTAGAGCATGAAAAACAATTAGTGTCAGATTTTAGAGCAAATTTATCTATACCGCAATTATGTGAGTTATTATCTGAATGTCGGACTTTTGTTACTATAGATTCTTTTTTGCAGCATTTGGCGTGGGATCAAAATAAACCGGGCATTGTTATTTGGGGACAATCTAATCCAAAAATTTATGGTCATGATTTACACACCAATTTATTAAAAGATTCACAATATCTTATGAAGAATCAATTTTTAATGTGGGAAATGGTTGATTATCGTGAAGATTGTTTTATCACACCTAAAGAAGTAATAGTACATTTAAATAGGGAATAATATGAAAATATTAGTAACTGGATATAAAGGGTTTATTGGTCAACATGCCGTAGAAAAATTAAAACAACTTCACATACCATATGATGTTTATGAATGGGGCGAACAATATCCTTCATTAACGGGTATTACTCATGTTATGCATTTTGGTGCTATTAGTTCAACTACAGAAACAGATATTGAAAAAATAATGATTCAAAATTATGACTTTTCTATTAAACTGTTATCTGATTGTGATTATAATAATATACATTTTCAATGGTCTTCTTCTGCTTCTATATATGGATTGAGTAATAATTTTTCGGAAACTGCTCAACCAGATCCTAAAACTCCTTATGCGTTTAGTAAATATCTGTTAGAACGCTTCATTAATAAACATCAAAATATAGAAATTATTACTCAAGGATTTCGCTATTTTAATGTATATGGTGATCGTTGGGAAGAGCATAAAGGAGATCAAGCAAGTCCCTATCATAAATTTAGAACACAAGCAAAAAATACTGGTGTTATTAAAGTATTTGAGGGTTCTGAACATTATTTACGCGATTTTATTCATGTTGATGAAGTATTAAAGAAACAATTTGCGTTTTTGAATATTAAAGAAAGTGGTGTATGGAATATTGGTACTGGCATTCCTAAATCTTTTTTAACGGTGGCACAAGAAATAGCAGAACAAACTAATGCTAAAATAGAATATATACCAATGCCAGAAAATCTTAAAAATAGTTACCAGAAATATACTTGCGCGGATTTAACCAAACTTAATAAAACATTGAATCAACAACCTTATTAATATAAATAATAGTATTAATAGGAACTATTTTATGTCTAATTGTAATCAAAATTTTTTTACCACTACTCTTACCCACAATAGATTCTGTGATGTTAGTGTCTGTGTCGATTTTCATTTTATTAATGTGAATTTAAACGATTCAATTAATTCTATATCAAATATTGAATTCGCAGTTGATAAAACAATTGTAGATCCAATCTCGGTAGTCGATGATATCATATCTATTTTCTAATTTCATAAACAAATCTGTGTGTATATAAATATAGTAAAGACCCAATTTTCACATTTTAAAGAGGATTTATTTAATGATTGTTAATACTACAAATGATAATAATATGATTAATGAAGATGTTTCACCTAAAGGAAAAGTTACCATTATTGTTCGCAATAATTCTGGTGATATTACGCAACAAATTGAATCAACTAATATGGTTGTTACTGCTGGCAAAAATTGGATTGCTCAACGATTTACGGCATCGGGTGTAGCAGCAAATGCCCAAATGACTCATATGGGTATTGGTACAGGTAATGTAGATCCTGCCCTAACCGATACAAATATTACACAAGTAGGTACTAAAGTAACATTTACCCCAGCCGAAGCAGAAGTAAATGGGGGAGTAGTAACATATACTGCTACATTTCCAGCAAATAATCCAGCCACACAACAAACAATTACGGAAGCTGGAATATTTAATTCGGGTACTATAAATGTTGGTACTATGCTATGTCGAACTAAATTTGCTGCTGTTACTAAAGCCGCCGCCGATAGTATGACTATTATTTGGGCTATAACTGTTGCATAATATAAAAATTTGATGATTTAATATGATTATAGATTTATTATTATTGTCTATATTAATATTAAATATAGTAGATATATATACAACATATCAAGCTATTAGTAATTCTAATGCTAAAGAATTAAATCCTATTGTCCGATTTTTTATAGATAAATTGGGTTTGGTTTTTGGATTATTATTAACAAAAGCAATATTTATAGCATTCATAATTGCTGTATATCAATATTTACCTATTTATGCTTTAATTGGGATAAATATATTATATATAGCAATAATAATCAACAACCTCATAATTATAAAGAAACAATAATGGCAACATATACAAGAAATGCATTAATACAATATGCTTTACGCGCATTAGGTCATCCGGTTATAGAAATTAATGTGGCAGAAGAACAAATTGAAGATCGCGTAGATGAAGCATTAGAATACTGGAATTTATATCATTATGAGGGTATTGAACGTATGTATTTAAAACAACGGGTCAATGCTTCTAAATTGATATTAGATGAAAATATAGCGGATACTTTTCCATTAAATAGTATTGTAACAGGCAGTGTGAGTGGTAATACAGCAAAAGTTACTAATCAAGTTAATGAATCTTCTCATGATAATGTTTTGCTAGTTAAGAGAATATCGGGTGAATTTAGTCCAGGCGAAACAATCTCGGTACTCGACAATCCTAGTATATCTGCGACTTATGCATCAACAATTTTAGGAGAATATGATAAACGATATATAACTATTCCTGATTATGTTTATGGGGTAGTTAAAATATTGCCTTTTTCGGGTGTTAGTATGTCTAAAAATTTATTCGACATTCAATACCAATTACGTTTACATGATTTATATGATTTAACATCTACATCAATTGTACATTATAAAATGACTATGAATCATCTAGCGTTATTAGATCATGAATTAAATGCTAAACCATCTTTTGAATTTAATAGAATGAGCAGTAAATTATATCCTAACATTAATTGGGATTCAGATTTAGCATTGGGTGATTATTTTATTGTGGAATGTTATCGCGCCTTAGATCCAGAAGAAAATAAAAAAGTGTATGATGAATTATGGTTAAAACAATATGTTACTGCCCTAATACAAAAACAATGGGGCCAAAATATGAGTAAATTTGGTGGTCAGATGATGTTAGGTGGTGTAGTAATTGACGGGCAAGCTATGTTAGATCAAGCTATGCAAGCAATTGTCGCATTGCAAGATGAATTATTAGTCAAATCGGCTCCATTAAATTTCTATGTTGGATAAATTAAGCGTTAATCCATATTTTGCTGTCTTTACCACATCTTCCAGTCAAGCACTATTTTTCCTATATGTAAAAAATGTAGATAAATAGTAGTATCTATTTAAATAATATCGGATAACATATGTCAATAGTCAACACTTATTTTGGTCATGGTAGTCAAAATGAACAAAATCTATTAGAGGGTTTGCTGAACGAATCTATCCGTATGTATGGAAAAGAATTCACATATATACCCAGAAAATTGGTTGCTAAAGACGAAATACTTGGGGAGGATAGACTGAGTACTTTTGATGGCGCATTCCCTATTACTGCTTATTTTGAGAATATTGATAGTTTTGGTGGTAATGGATTTTTTCTCAGTAAATTTGGATTATACGCCGAACAATCTGCTTCTATAGTAATTGCAAAACGTCATTGGGAAGAAGTAGTGGGTATTTATAATGTTACTATTATCAATCGCCCCACAGAAGGAGATTTAATATATTTCCCACTAACTAAAGGATTGTTTGAAATTAAATTTGTAGAACACCAAACACCATTTTACCAATTAGATAAAATGTATACCTATAAACTGCAAATCGAATTATTCCAATATGCTTCTGAACAATTGAACACTGGTATTCCTGAAATTGATGTATTTGAATCATTAAAAACACATTCGGTTAATCCTAATGATTCTACATATGGTTATATCAATTCTATTACCGTCACTGATCCTGGTAGTGGTTATATTACTCCTCCTACCGTTACTATACGATCATCTACTGGGAAAGGTGCATCTGCCGAAGCTATACTAGATAATGATACCGTGTTTTCTATTATTGTTACCAATGGCGGAACTAATTATAAATCAGATACTACCATTATATTAACAGGTGATTCTACAACTCCTGCTACAGCTATTCCAGAAATTGTGGTAAATATAGACGAAATACAATCCTATGGTGATAATAATCAATTTAAACAGGAATATTTATCACTAGATCCTAATAATCCTTTTGGTGATTAACTATGCCCTATTATCACGCTATTACCAGAAAACTTATTATCGCATTCGGAAATTTATTCTCTAGTATCTATATTGATCGAAAAGAAGATAATTCCGAAACTGGTAATACTATTCAACGCATCCAAATTCCTATAGCCTATTCTAATAAAGAAAAATGGTTAATGCGTATAGATCAAGACCCCAACCTAGAAAATCATGTTTATACAACACTGCCTAGAATTGCTTTTGAAATATCTAATTATCAATATGACGCTTCTAGAAATCTTAATAAAAATCAAACTATTACTTGTTCAAAAGATGGCATAACATCCTATAGTTATATGCCAGTACCGTACAATATTAGAATTATGCTATATGTACTGACGAAAACTCAAGAAGATGCTTTACAAATAGTCGAACAAATTTTACCTATGTTTCCCCCTGAACAAACGCTTAATCTCAAAATTATACCTGAAATGAATCTAAATTTATCTATTCCTATTACTATTGGCGATATTATGGTACAAGATGAATATGACGGTAGTTTTCAGGTGAGAAGATTTGTTACGCATACTATTGGCTTTACTGCTAGAGTTAATTATTTCGGTGAAGTGGTTGCCAATAATGATGGGAGAATATTTACTACTAATGCTAATCTTACCGCAAGTGATATCACCCTAACTCATTTTGATAGTACCCATATAGCAATTGGAGATAATAATACCGGAAATATTAATGAAAATTGGTATTATAATCTATGAACAATATCTACCAAAACAATCCTAATCTAAAATCTGCTGGAGTACCTATCGAATTTACTCCCGAACAAATAGCAGAATATATAAAATGCGCCAATGATCCTATACACTTTCTGGAAAATTATGCGAAAATTATTACTCTAGATGATGGCCCTGTCTTGTTCAATTTGTATGAATATCAGAAAAAATTGATTAATGTAATTAACGCAAACAACAATACAATTTCTACCATTTTTAGACAGGGTGGTAAGTGCTTGAATTATAAGACTTTTTTGAAAATACGCAATAAAAAAACTGGTGAAATATTAACCATAACTATAGGTGAGTTGTATGATAAGTTTAGTAAAGAAAAGTCTGTGCAATGTAGGAAATAACTAATGGCCGAATGTATTGATAGTATTGAATTAGATGATTGGGAAATAGAGACTGACAATGGTTGGCGGGATATTACTCATATTCATAAAACAATTGAATATACAGAATGGCTAATATTAACATGTTCTGGTCATCAATTAATTTGCGCAGATAATCATATAGTATTTGACGAAAATTATAAGGCAGTATTTGTAAAAGATCTACAACAATATTATTCTAAAATAATTACCAAAGACGGCCCTGAAGAAGTCATATATATCGAAAAATCTAAAAAAAAATCGCATATGTATGATTTAAGTATTGATTCTGACACACATAGATTTTGGAGTGCTGGTATTTTATCGCATAATTCTACAGTAGTATCGGGATATGTTTCTTGGTATGTATTATTTAATGAATTCAAGACTGCCATTATTTTAGCGAACAAAGAGGCGATTGCTAAGGAGATATTTTCTAAAGTTCAGTATATTATAGAATCATTGCCGCCATGGTTACAACAGGGAATATTAGAATGGAATAAAAAATCATTATCTTTAGAGAATGGTTCTAGATGTTTATGTGCCGCTACTTCTCCATCTGCTGTTCGTGGTATGTCTTGTGTTACGGGAGATACTAAGATATGTATTACTGATGAATATGACAATGTTTATTATGATACTATTGATAAATTCTTAGCTTGGGGACATAAAGTTAAATACTATGGGCATAAAGATTATATAAATGTTCATAATATTTTACATTTAATGCCAATAGGATCTAAGCGGGTACAATTATCATCTACTTGTTGTAAAATATTAACCGAGAAAGGTTTTAGAGGATTTACTGGAATTATAAAGCATGATATTGAAGATTTGTTATTATTGACGACTAACAGATCTACTTTAAAATGTACCGGAGATCACAAAGTATTATTAGAAAATGGTAAATATATACGGGTAGATAAGTTAAATATTGAAGATAAATTATATAACAATCATAAAGTCATTAGTATTGATCATATTGAACCAGATAAAGTATATGATATTTTAGATGTAGAAGAAACGAATAGTTATTTTACTAATGGAATTGTCAGTCATAATTGTAATTTATTAGTGTTGGATGAATTTGCCAATTTGAATAGTAATTTAGCGGATGAATTTATTGCTTCAGTATTTCCAACATTATCCTCATCAGAAAATTCTAAATTAGTAATAATATCATGTGTTACTAAAGATACTTATGTATTCAGCGATAAAGGTATAAAACAAGTATCAGATTTTATAGACCCTAATCAAATTATCCATCCAAACATCGGATATACAGTAGTGCCATATAAAGTTGATGGATTTTCTAATATCAATTCTGGTAATATAATGGTTAATTCTGGGATAGCTAATACTAGAATTATTACATCTAAATCAGCGCAATTAGAATGTTCTACAAATCATAAACTATGGGCTTGTAAAAATGGGATATTTAATTGGTATGAATCTAAAGACTTAACAATAGGCGATTATATATCAATTAAATATGGGCAAAATATATGGGGAAATAACGATGATATATCTGATTATGTGCCTTATATTACAAATAAATTTCAAAATCAATTTATAACGGATTCTACATTATCTATAGATTTAGCATATGTATTAGGATTATATATTGCAGAAGGATGGTCTGATAAAAATAGAACTGTTATTACCTGTGGAGATGATATTTCTAATAGTTTAAAGATATTAAATCTTCCCATTGGTGGTAAAGATATTAGATATATTATTGGCAGTATGTCATTTAGTATGTTTCTTCAATATTTAGGTTTTAATATATCCACAAAAGCTAAATACAAAATTATACCACCCAGATTATTAGAATGTTCTAAAGAAGTATTGTGCAGCATTTTGTCTGGTATGTTTGATGGAGATGGTTGCGCTAATAAAAATGGAACTATATCTTATGCCAGTTCATCATTAGAGTTAATTAAACAAGTTAGAATGATTTTATTGAATATTGGTATTACAACACAATTATATAAATCAATAATTCCACCCACAAAAAAAGTGGCAGTATATAGTACAATATATTCTTTAGAAATTAATTCATATAAAGATTGTAACTTATTTTATAATATTATAAAATTTAGAATAGCAAGAAAACAAGAGCGACAACAATTATTAAAAATTCCTACACGAAATGTTAGTAAAGATATAATACCATTTGGGAGAGATTTGCTTAAAGAAAATGGTATTGCACACAAAGAACATGCCTATTTTAAAAGAACACCGCATATTTCCCGCAAAACTTGTTTAACTATTGACGGTATAGATAAATTTACTGGAATTATTAATCAAAATTTAAAATGGGAAAAGATTACCTCAATAGAAGAATCTGAAAATGAAGTCTTTGATTTTTCATTAGAACATATTGCTGACGATTTTTGGTGTCATAGTGTAATTTATAATGGCATTGTTGGACATCAGACACCTTTTGGTTTGAACCATTTCCATAAATTGTGGGTAGATGCAATTAATGGTAATAATGATTTTATACCTGTATCTGCACATTGGTCTGAACATCCTAAAAGAGATCAAGAATGGGCGGATAAACAATTAAAAAAATTAGGAGAAGTTCGATATCGTTCAGAAATAGAATGCGTTTTTTCTGGAAGTTCTTATACCTTAGTTGATGGAGTAAAATTAGCAGAAATTCCTGTTATTACTCCTATATTCATTAAGGATAATTTAGAAATATTTTTTAAACCAGAAGATGATCATTCTTACGTTATTATTGTGGATGTTTCGAGAGGACGACATCATGATTATTCGGCATTAAGTGTTATTGATATTAGTAAAATGCCCTATAACATTGTCGCTATATATAAAGATAATGATATCTCGGTATTAGAATTTCCACATCTTATTTATAATTTGGCTAAACAATATAATGATGCATATATATTAATAGAATCCAATGACTTAGGCGAATCGGTATCTAATACAATATGGTATGAATATGAATATGATCATATATATTTCACCAGTAAAACAAAATTAAGTATGGATCGTGGTTTTCCTGGTGTTAGAACTACTGCCCATGTTAAATCATTAGGATGTTCTGTATTGAAAGATTTAATCGAGCAAGATCAACTTATATTAAATTCTCATAAAATTATAGAAGAATTAGGTGTATTTGTCAAGAAAGCCAAAAGTTACGCCGCTAGTGATGAAATAATTAACGATGATTTAACTACTACTTTATGGTTATTTGGCTGGTTAACTGCGCAAGATATATTCCAAGAAATGATAAGCATTAAGTCTAAAAAATTATTATCAGAAAAAAAGGAAGCATATATTAATGAGTATATGACACCGTATGGATTCTATACTAATGCCGCAGAATTATTAGAAATACCAAATAAAAATATAAAATTACCTGATAAAGAAAATCCATATCATTTAACCGAAGATCAAATGGAATTATTAAATTTTTAGTGCGTGAAATGTGTATTCGTATAAATAATAATATAATTAAGAGTAATACACAATATATTAAAATTTAGGAGAATAATAAAATGCCTTTTGCCATGTCACCTAGCGTAATTGTAGTCGAAAAAGATTACACCGATATTATACCCGCAGTATCTTCATCAGTTGGTGCTACTGTTGGTGTATTTAAATGGGGTCCGGTTTTAGACCCTCTATTAATTGATTCTGAAACCACTTTAATTAGTCGTTTTGGTTTACCAAATGATGAAAATTTCCAATATTTCTTTACTGCGGCAAATTTCTTAGCTTATACAGATAGTCTCTATGTAACTCGCGCCGCTACTGCTGGTCAACGCAATGCTATATCTATGGCAACGGGTGGATTAGAGTTAAATGGTTCTATCACTGGTGGTATTGAATTTACTTCCGCGCCAACTATTACTTTTGGAGATCCACAAATTTCTGGAGATGCCGCAACCGCTGTGGCGACTGTTTCCGGTGTCATTAGCGAAATTTCCATTGATAATGCTGGAAGTGGATATCTTGTTGCTCCCACTATCACCATTGATGCTCCCGGTGGCGTTTCTCCCGTTGTTGCCACTGCTACTGCTACTGTTGTTGGTGGGGTTATTACTGCTATTACGGTAACTAATCGTGGCAATGGTTATCAAACAGTTCCTAATGTAACAATTACTCCAGTAAGTGGAGGTATAAATGGTGCTGCTACTGCCGTTAAAATTGATACAATTACTGCTGTTACCATTACAAATACCGATGGAATTTACACTGAACCACCAACTGTAACAATTGGTGGTCCTGGTACTGATGCCTTTATTCCACTAAAAATTTCACCCAATAATACTCTGGTCATTAATAATCGCCAAAATTATATTGATCAATATGCTCACGGTGCTGCAAATGTCGGTACTTGGGCAGCTAAATATCCTGGCACATTGGGCAATTCTATCACAGTATCTATGGCAGATTCTACCCTATATTCCAGTTGGGCATATAAAGATGAATTCGATGGTTCTCCTGGCACTTCCACTTATGCCACTAACCATAATTCTGCAAATTCTAATGATGAATTACACATTATTGTGTTGGATAAAGAAGGTAAATGGACGGGCGTTAAAAATGGTATTCTAGAAAAATTTGCTTATGTGTCTAAAGCTAGTGATGCAAAACGATCTGATGGTACTATTAATTATTATAAAGATGTAATTAATAATGGTTCCAAATATGTTTGGTGGATGGATCATCCTACTACAATTACTGCCACTGGTGTAGTTCCTTGGGGTACTGATACCATTGATATTACTACTGCGGCACCTAAGTTTGCTGATTTATCTATTGTTGATGCTACTGAATATTTGGCCTATGGTGTTGATGACTTTGAACCAGATGAGGGCGATATTATTGATGCATTTAGTATCTATAATGATGCTGAAGAATATGATATTTCACTAATTCCTGTTGGTCCTTCTCCATTAACCGTAGCACAATATGTTATTCAAAATATTGCAGAAATTCGTAAAGATTGTGTCGCCTTCATTTCACCATTAAACATTAATACTGGCGAGCCTATTATTGGTAATACTGCGGAGAATTTTGAAGCAATAGTCGATTATCGTGGTAGTCCAGATAATAGCGGTAATATTGTTGGTCTAAATGTATCATCTTCTTATGGTGTACTCGATTCTGGATACAAATACCAATATGATCGTTACAGCGACAAATATCGTTGGGTGCCTCTTAATGGCGATATAGCTGGATTATGTGCTCGTACCGACTGGACTAATGATCCTTGGTGGTCTCCGGGTGGGTATAACAGAGGACAAATTAAAGGTGTTATCAAATTAGCAGTAAATCCTCGTAAAGCATTTAGAGATTTGCTATACAAAAATGGTATTAATCCTGTAGTAACATTCCCCGGTCAAGGTACAGTATTATTTGGTGATAAAACACTATTAGCTAAACCGTCTGCCTTTGATCGTATTAATGTTCGCAGATTGTTTATCGTATTAGAAAAAGCTATTGCTACTGCTTCTAAGTATCAACTATTTGAATTCAATGATGACTTTACTCGCCGGAAATTCGTATCAATGGTCGAACCTTTCTTACGCGATGTTAAAGGTCGTAGAGGATTAATTGATTTCTTAGTGAAGTGCGATACTCAAAATAATACTCCAGAAATTATAGATCGTAATGAATTTGTTGCGGACATTTATTTGAAACCCGCAAGATCTATTTCCTTCATATACTTAAACTTTATTGCTACTCGTACTGGGGTAGATTTTGAGGAAATTGGAGCATAGTCAATTAAATATATAGGAATTAATAAGTAGAATAGAGTAGCTCTCGAAAAGTTGAAAATCTCCGTAATCAACCTTTCTACTTAATTATTTTTTCATCGGAGATATTTATTTAGCGGAGAAGTGATATGTTTATTGTGTATAGAACTACTAATATAATTAACAACAAAATTTATATAGGTGTTCATAATAATGGCGACAATGAAGAGTTTGATGGGTATTTAGGATCTGGGTTAATGATGTCTAAAGCCATTAAAAAATATGGAAAAGAGAATTTTATTAGAGAAACATTGGGTACGTTTAATACTGTTGAAGAATCTTTCAAATATGAGGCTAAAATAGTCACTGAAGAATTTGTTTCTAGAAATGATACTTATAATCTTTCTACTGGTGGAAAAGGATATTCTGGTATAGGAGATCATGTAGTTAAAGATAAACTTGGTATACATTCTCCTGAGTATACTTTTGAAATGCGAAGTGAAGTGTCTAAACGAACTATTGCTAATATGGATGAAGAAAAAAGGCGTAAAATATGTCAAGAAGGAGGACATATTGCTGGTAAAAAAGCAGTAGAAAATAAATCGGGAATATTTTCTGATAATTATACCGATGAAATACGACAAAAAGTTGGTAAATTAGCATCAGAAAAACAAAGAGAATTAGGTATTAATCGTTTTTCTAATAGTTATCAATCAGAAATGGGAAAACGTGGCGGACCAAAAAACAAGGGATTTATTTGGTATAATGATGGTAATAAATCATACAAATATACCATTAGACAACAAGCAGAATTATCTATTGATGAATTTATGGCACAAAATCCTATATATAAATTAGGTAGATCGGAAATTAGAAAATATGCCAGACCTAATGTAAAAGGGTGTAAATGGTATACAGATGGCACAATAAATTATAGATATACACAAAAAGAAAGTGAAATATTATCAATTGATGATTTTATTAAACAAAATCCTATATATAGATTAGGGCGACACAAAAACACTTTATTATAAATAAATAAACAACAAAAAAATTTTAGGAGTTACATATGGCTAGTATTGATACCTTTAAAGGCGCATTTCAACAAGGTGGTGCTCGTCCGAATCAATTTGAAATTCAAGTCGGTAGATTAGGACAACAATTTTCTATATTATGTTTTGCGGCTAATTTACCTGCATATTTAATTGGGGATATTCCAGTATATTTCCGAGGCAGACCTGTTCATGTTGCTGGCGAAAGAGAATGGCAACCCTGGCAAGTTGGAGTATATAATGATTACGATTTCGCCACCAGAAATGCCTTAGAAAAATGGTCACACGAAATGATTAATCGTGAACAAACTAATGGTATATTGCCTCCTCGTTCTTATTACGAAGAAATTACCGTAAAACAATTAGATCGTAATGACCGAGTAGTAAAAACCTATAAAATGATTGACGCATATCCTGCTCAAATCAGCCAAATTGATCTTGGTTATCAAATTAATAATACTGTTGAAACATATCAGGTAACATTTATCTTTAATCATTTTGTGGTTGCATAAGTAATAATATAAATAATTATTACGAGGGTAGATTATGAATATATTAGGATTTGAATTTAAGCGTAAACAACCACAACAGGATATGGGGAGTGTTATTGCTCCTACTCCTGATGATGGGTCAGTATTAACATCTTCTACTTCATCTTATTATGGGATGGTATTAGATGTTGATACTATTATTAAAAACGAAAACGATTTAATCCGTAAATATCGTGAAATTGCTCAATATTCTGACTGTGAATCCGCTATAGATGAAATAGTTAATGAAGCTATTGTCTCTGACCCTAATATTCCCACCGTATCTTTATCCCTAGACTCATTACAAGTTACCGATCAAATTAAAGAAATTATAACTAATGAATTTGAAAAAATTATTACATTACTTAATTTTGATGAAAAAGCATATGATGTGTTTAGAAATTGGTATATAGATGGTAAAATTTATTATCATATTATTGTCGATGAAACTATGCCGCAAAATGGTATATTAGAATTACGTTTTATTGATCCTAGAAAAATAAGAAAAATAAAAAATATTCAAAAATCTGTTGGTCCAGGTGGTGTAGAAATTGTATCTAATATTGAAGAATATTTTTTATATAATAATACCGGCATAAGCGAACATTCTAATCAAGGTATTAAATTATCTAAAGATACTGTTATATATTGTACGAGTGGCGAATTTGATGCTAATACTAATATGGTATTAAGTCATTTACACCCAGCAGTTAAACCGTGTAATCAATTAAAAATGATGGAGGATGCCTTAGTTATCTATAGAATTACTCGATCTAGTGAGAGAAGAATATTTTATATAGATGTGGGCAACCTTTCTAAATTTAAAGCAGAACAATATGTACAAGATATTATGAATAGATATCGTAATAAGGTTGTATATAATGCCTGTTTAGATATGAATACATTAGTGCCATTATTAGATGGTAGAACATTATCTTTATATGATATAGAAAAAGAATTTAAAGATGGTAAAAAATTATGGGCGTATTCCTGCGATCCTATTAGTGGAAAGTTTGCCCCAGGATTAATTACAAGTGCCGGAGTAACTAGACATAATGAACCAGTTATGCGATTAACACTCGATAATGGTAAAACTATCACTTGCACTTATGATCATAAATTTCCTGTATGGGGTAAAGGTAAAACAGAAGCAAAAGATTTGGTTATTGGTGATTCTATGATACCATTTTATGAAAGAACTAAAGCAATACACTATAAACACCCCAATTCACTATATCATCAACTATTTGAAAATAACACTAAAAAATGGGTCTTTACTCATAGACTCGTATCTAAATGGAAAGATGATAATTCATTAGAAAATGAATTATTACACAACGAAACATATATAACCCACGATAAAAATACAATTCATCACAAAAATTATCGGAGATTAGATAATACACCAGACAATTTAATTAGAATGGCGAAATTAGATCATTTTGATTATCATAAACAACATAGTAGTTTATCAGGAAAAATTGGTGGAAAAGTGACCGCACAAAGAAAACGCGAAAATAATTTACCAATGTTTAATATGACTCCTGAACAACGTAAAGACCTTGGAACACGTCTAGGTAAAATAGTTGGACCAAAAATGGTACTAGAACAAAAAGGCATACATGGTCTAACGAAAGAAGAAACAACAAAAAACGCTAGACTAGGTGGATTAGCCTATAAAAACAAATTATTAAACGATGAAGAATTTGCTACTCATATGTCTAACATCAGAAAATCTTTTTGGGACGATGAAAAAAGAAAAGAATGGGCAGAACGAGGAAAAATTAATAACGCCAATAGAAATGCCAAATTTTTTACATCGGGCAATGAAGTTAGATGGAATGGAGAAAAGGCAGAACAACATAAAGAACATCTTGCTAAATTATTTACGATTAAATATACAGATAATATATTAGATGTTGTAGAAAAATGTGCCGCATTGAATATGTCAAACAATGCCTCTATTAAATTTATTAATGAAAATATTGATATTACATTATGGCAATCTTTTAATAAAGAATTGATATCTACAGGTCGTAATTTATTAACTAGTTTCACAAAATATGACTTGCTTAGAATAAATAAATTATGTGGGTATAATAATTGGACAGAATATAAAAATGCTGTTACGTCTGATGCAGTTACATATAAAAATCATAAAATAATTAATATTGAATATCTTTCTGAGTGTATAGATGTAGGAACTTTAGGTATAGATAAAAACGAAATATATCATAACTATCATACATTTGCATTAGATGCTGGAATCTATACATGCAACTCCACAGGTGAAGTTGTAGATAATAAAAGACATATGGCAATGGTAGAAGATTTCTTTATGCCTAGAAGAGAAGGTGGTAGAGGAACTGAAATTACTACGCTTCCGGGTGGTTGTTTAGCAATGGATACCAGCATTTCATTATTAGATGGTAGAGAATTAACAATTACAGAAATAGCTGAAGAAATAGAAAATGGAAAAGAATTATGGTCTTATTCATGTGATCCTAAAACTGGTGCAATAGTACCCGGATTAATTTCTTGGGCTGGTGTAACACAAAAATCTGCAAAAGTTATGAAAATTACTTTAGATAATGGGGAATCTATTATTGCTACACCAGATCATAAATGGCCTCAATACGGAGAAGATTTTAAAAGAACTGACGAATTAACTGTTGGAGATAGTTTAATTCCACTCTATAGAGATATGTCAGAAGATGAAAATTTAGTATATAACGAACTATCAAATATATATATAAATTTTATTGAATGTTTAGATGATCCAATTGAAGTGGGAACATTAACTATTGATAGCGAAGAATTGTATCATAATTACCATACTTTTGCGTTAAGTTGTGGCGTATTTACTAAAAATTCTAATTTAGCAGATATAAGTGATATTGAATATTTCCAAGCAAAATTGTACAAATCATTAAAAGTACCATTATCAAGATTGCAACCACAAGCTACTTTTACAATTGGTAGAAGTTCCGAAATATCCAGAGAAGAAGTAAAGTTTAATAAATTTGTAGAAAGACTTAGAAAGAAATTTAGTTTCTTGTTTAAAGATGCATTAAAGACGCAATTAATATTAAAAGGAATTATACGACCAGATGAATGGGAGGCGATTGAACATTTTATACGATTTAATTACCAACGCGATAATTATTTTTCCGAATTAAAAGAATCAGAAATCATTCAACAGAGAATTGCCATTTTGAATATGATTGATCCTTATGTTGGGAAATATTATTCGTCAAATTGGGTAAGAAAGAATGTGTTAATGCAATCTGATAATGATATGGAAGAAATGCAGTTTGAATTACAGCAAGATCAAGAATTAGCAATGCAACAACAAATTCAACAACAACAAATGATGGCCCAAGCTTCACAACAAGATCCTCAACAAGCTTCGCCACAAGTTTCGCCACAAAACGCAGAAAAATAAAATGGCAGTTGATAGATCACAAAGAATATCAAAATCATTAAAAAAATCGTTGTTTAAAAAAATAGGGGGTTGCCAAAATTGTGGACAAGGGAATATTGGTGGTTCAGCTAGAGATAATAATACACTAGAAGTACATCACTATATACCGAGAAATACAGGGGGCAATGATTCAATAACTAATTCAGTATTATTATGCAGAAATTGTCACGCAAAAGTACACAATAATATAATAAAATCACCTTTACCAATTATAAAAGAACAGGAATCAATCATGTATAGCAATATCAAATCATTAGTAGATGCAATTGTTTCAGGAGATGTTTTAAAAATTGAAGAAACATTTAATATTGCTATCATGGAAAAAATATCCGATAAAATTAATGATAATAAGAAAAATATGAATCCTATCGGTAATAAACATAATCCTGATAAAGTAAAGGATATTGTCGCTAATCGTATAAAAAATACTCCAGATAAAACTAAAAGTAATATTGCTAATAAAAATGATAAAGAACCGTTAGATCATCAACAATATTTTAGTCCAGCACCTAAAAAAGTTAATCCAGATCATATTTTTGTCAATAATGCTTTACACAATAAATTACACAATATGTTTGGTACAGGAAACGGATTAAGTAAATATACAAAATCAAATATTTCACACCTAAAAGATAGTGTTAATGAAGATATTAATATAACAGAAGATGATACGGGATTACCTTTGAATCATTTTAACCATATTGCCACAGAACCACAAAAACAACAATTAAAAAGATTACTAAAATCTGGACAACATCTTGCTGTAAGTAATTTTATAAAATCTGTATTAAATAGAGAGGCTACCCCATGAATACAACCGACCTTACTAGAGAATTAATCAACTCATTACAAAACAATGATGTTATGAAATTTGAACAATCATTTCATCAAGTAATGGCTAACAAAATTTCTAATTCACTTACTGATCGTCGTAATGAATTAGCTAAAACAATATTTAACGAATCAAGTTTTAATGATGCATTTGAGAAATCGAATCAAGTTATGCACCCTGCCGAAACTGGTAGTTGGGGACATAAGTATTTAATTAAACATGGTTTTACAACCGATACACCACCACAACAGGGTTTCGTTAGATCATATAATTATAAACATAAAGATGGAACTACTGTAAACGTGCATAATGGAGTAAATTCACATTATTGGGATGCAACTAATCCTGATAATACTAAAGTACGTCAATATTATGGAGATCATAATAAAAAAATAGGCGCATATGACATGTTATGGTCAGGTCTAAACCGCTGGTTATCCGATAGATACCCCCACTAAGGAAAATTAAAACATAATGAACTATAAAAACTTTTCTTCTAAAATATCACTAGCAAATAGAGAATTAAAACCTAAATGTGCTAGGATAAACGAAGAGATAAATATAGATAACTATTATTATATTATAGAAAAATTATTACCAAATCTTATTAAAAAACATAATAATCAAACAATAATTACCGAAAGTGTTATTAAAGATTATAGCAATAAAGCATTAAATAAATCGTTTACAGGTGATAATGTTGTATTTGAAATGAGAAAATTAAATAGATTAGACAACATTTTACCTAATAAAATTGATTATATATTAGAAGATGGTAGTAAAGTTGTCATTAGTTATAAAACTCAAGAAATTATAAATAGTGTATTAGGTGAGCATTTAGATATTATTAAACACATGAATAAAAATAATAGAAATTTTACACAAACAATAAAGCAAATTAAAGGATATAGTTAATGGCTACCAAATCATTTTTAAAAGTTTCACATCAAGATTGTGTAGCGAAAGTAGCAGGTAATGCTGGAACTGCTACTATAGTTTTAGCAACAGATTTACTATCTTCTGGTCAAGTTTTAGATGGTGCCACTCAAGTTGTTAATATTACTGGAGTATCTTGGACAGGTACTAATGATTGTGTATTAAGTGTTGCTAGAGGTGGTTTAATAGTAATGACCCTGCCTTCAACTGGTTCTAATTATCTAGATTTCGATAATAGCCAAATGACTCCAGAAACTACCAATAATACTAATGATATTGCTGTAACTATTACCGGAACTCAAGGTGAAGTATGGTTACGATTAAAGAAAATGAGTGGTTATAAATCAACTATAGAAGATGCCACATTCGGTTCTTATGACGATCCAACAGTAGCAGGTTCATAAAAATGGCTATACAACTATTAATAGAAGACATAGATCATAGTTTAACAAAAACTATTGTAGAAAGCAAGGACAATAATACCCCGAAAAAATATTATATTGAAGGTATATTTGCTCAAGCAGAAAAAACCAATTTAAATAAACGCATATATCCTAGAAGTATTATGGAAAATGCACTTAAAGATTATCAACCTAAAATTGATAAACGCCAAGCACTAGGAGAATTAAATCATTCAAAATCTATGCAACTTGATCCAGAACGTGCTTCTCATATTGTCGAAAAATTAGAATGGAAAGGTAACGATATTTATGGAAGAGCAAGAATTTTGGGCGAAAGATTTCCAATGGCTAATATCGCTAAAGGTTTAATAGATGAGGGCGTATCTTTTGGTATTTCTACTAGAGGTATGGGATCAACTACTGAAAAAAATGGTATTACCCACGTTAATGAAGGATTTTATTTATCAGCATTAGATATAGTTTCTTCTCCATCTGGTCCTGATTGTTGGGTAAATGGAATTATGGAAAGTGCTGATTGGTTATATAAAGATTCTTGGGAATTAGCTGAACAATTTAAGAATAGAATGCGCAAAATGCATTCTAAACAAATTACCGAGCAAAAGATTAATTTATTTAATAGTTTTTTGCGCTCAATCAAATAAGTTTTTAATAATTTATCCTGGTATTAATAAACAGGTGTAATCATTAATGGATATAGTGAAAAATTAAATTTAATAAATAATATAAAATAATAGGAGAAATTAATGTCAATCGAACAAAAAATTGCAAAAATTCTTGCTGAATCTAAGGTTTTAGCCGAATCTGATGCACAAGCACAACCGCAGGGCATGGGAATTTCTCCTTATGATCCTAGCATGGGTATTCCTGGTATTCCTGGTGATACTACCTTAGCACAATATTCTGATCCTAGTATGACTTATCCAACGCCCCCTGTAGATACTGGTAGTGTTCCTGGTGTAGTTAATCCCGCATTAGGTGGGCAACCTGTCGGGCAACCTGTCGGGCAACCTGTCGGGCAACCTGTCGGGCAACCTCCTATGGGTCAAACCGATAATATGAATCCTACTTTTGGCGATGAAGATGACGAAGAAGATCCAGAAGATGACGAAGACAAAGAAGGCGATGAAGAGGACGAGGATGAAATGAAGAAAAATGCTATCCCAGGTTCAAAAGTAGAATCTGTTGATGTCTCTGAAGATGTCAATGCGCTAGTAGAAGGGGAAAATCTTACCCCAGAATTTAAGGAAAAGGCTGGTGTCATTTTTGAGGCAGCAGTTTTAAATAGAGTACGCACCGAAGTTTCTAAAATCGAAGAAGCTTATAACGTACAACTTAATAGGGAAGTTGAACAACTTAAAGAGGGTTTAGTTGATAAAGTTGATGGATACCTCGACTATATTGTTGAGCAGTGGTTTGAACAAAATGAAATTGCCCTTGAAAGTGGAATGAAGACTGAAATCGTAGAAGGATTTATTTATGGCTTAAAGAACCTTTTTGAAGAGCATTATATTGATGTTCCAGAAGAGAAGTTTGATGTTATGGAGTCATTAGAAAAACAAGTTGAAGAATTAAAAACTCGACTTAACGAACAAGTAGAAACTACTACTAAACTTCGTACTAGATTAAATGAAACCAAAGCTAAAGAAATTGTTAATGAAATTGCTAAAGGATTAGTTGAAACCGATAAGGAAAAATTCAAAACATTAACTGAAGATTTAACTTTCGATAATGCCGAATCTTATAAAAAGAAAGTGCAAACCATTCGTGAAAGTTATTTCAAGAATACTACTCCAGTAAGTAATCCTGCTACTAATTACATTATTAATAACGAACCAATTCAAATTATGGAAGAAAAAGTATATCCATCTTCCATGAAGGGTTATCTATCTGCTCTCGACAAATTAATTAAATAAAGAGGAAATTTTAAATGCTAAACTCCAATGTTTTACTTGAAAAATGGGCACCAGTACTTGATCATAAGTCACTTCCTGGTATTAAAGACAATTATCGTAGGGAAGTTACCGCAGTACTTCTAGAGAATCAAGAGCGCGAAATGCGTAAGTATTCTGAAGCACTATTTGAAACTGCTCCCGTTAACTCCGGTGGTACTGGTATTGCTCTAGGTGGTGCTGGTGCTGCTACTGGTACTGTTTCTGGTTATGATCCCGTACTCATTAGCCTAGTTCGCCGCGCTATGCCTCAACTAATTGCTTATGATCTGTGTGGTGTTCAGCCAATGACTCAACCCACTGGTTTAATTTTTGCTATGAAATCTCGTTATAGTACTCAAGGTGGTACTGAAGCACTGTTTAATGAAGCCAATACCGAGCATTCTGGCGCTGATATGGGCAACGGTGTTGATCAATCTAGTCTATCTGGTTCTGGTTGGACTAGTTCCGTTACTACTGCCCGTGGTCTAACTACCGCTAATGCCGAAGATCTTGGTGCGGGTGGTACTTTTGGTCAAATGGCTTTCTCAATCGAAAAGACTTCTGTTATTGCTAAGACTCGCGCATTAAAAGCCGAGTACTCAGTTGAACTAGCTCAAGATCTTAAAGCCGTTCATGGTCTTGATGCTGAAAATGAATTAGCTAATATTCTGTCTACAGAAATTCTAGCTGAAATCAACCGCGAAGTTATTCGTACTATCTATGTTACTGCCAAGCCCGGTGCTCAAGTTAATACCGTTACTCCTGGCACCTTTGATATGGATGTTGATTCTAATGGTCGTTGGTCAGTTGAAAAGTTCAAGGGACTATTATTCCAAATTGAACGCGATGCCAATGCCGTTGCTCAACAAACTCGTCGTGGTCGCGCCAACTTTATCCTTTGTTCTTCAGATGTTGCTTCTGCACTAGCTATGGCTGGTGTTCTTGATTATGCTCCTGCTCTTCAAGCCAACACTGAACTACAAATTGACGAAGCTTCCACTACTTTTGCCGGTATTCTTAACGGTAAATATCGTGTTTATATTGATCCTTATGCCGCTAATCAATCTGCTACTCAATTCTTCTTAGCAGGTTATAAAGGTGCTTCTGCATTTGATGCTGGACTTTTCTATTGTCCATATGTGCCTCTCCAATTGGTTCGTGCAGTTGATCCTGCTACCTTCCAACCAAAAATTGGTTTTAAAACCAGGTACGGATTAGTTGCCAATCCATTTGTTGATTTAGACGATGGTTCTGGTAGTACTGGCGATCTAACTGCTAATAAGAATTATTACTATCGCCGCGTAGCAGTTACAAATCTTATGTAACCGATTGATATTAATGGGGTTTTATACAAGCCCCATTAAAAATTGAACAACAAAAAGGGAGAATAAAATCTCCCTTTTTTAATGCAATAAAAATATATAATTATTTACAAGAAAAAACCATTCGTCTAATATAATTAAAATTGTTTTTGTTATAGACATTACCATTAGATATCTGATAATCTGCATATAAAATTTCTATAATCATTTTTCTAATATCCAAGTTTTAGTGCCAGATTTATAAATTACATCATAACCATTGATAATCATATTCTCTATTTCGGTTTTAGTTTCGTCATAAATGTCTAATAAATCGGGTAAATATTTTTTCATAAATTTTTCTCTATTATAAAGTATATTATAATCGGTATAAAACATATTATGATTTTTTTGGTGTATCATATTAAACCCATTTTTTTCGTATAATAATCCGTTACTGAGATCGTTAGCACTATATGTTTTTATTCTATTACCTGGGATATATTTTAAAAGTTTAGAAAATCCTCCTCGTATATTATAATTCAACAAAGTGCAATAGCGATTAATAATAGTAGTATCATCCTTAATTGAATAACACATTAAGGCAACCAATTCATTGTTATATGTTAATCCTTTACTGTGGACATTATTTCCTGGTATTCCTTGTATATGATTATTAATACAAAATTCTTTAGCAGCAGTTAATTCTACATCATCTACTGTGCATTTTCTAGCATCTAATTTATTAATAGTTAATTTACATATATTAGCAATGATATTTTTTATTATTGCTGGTTTTTTAACAATATCTGTTTCCCAAAATTGTATTAGTTTAATGTTGTTATCTAATGCACTTTTGTATTTATTATAATGATAACTAGAATCTTTACTACCCCTAATTACTGAATGTGTGGCCAATCCATTAACTTCTATGCCGATATTGTATTCATATAGAAAAAAATCTATTTCTTTACCATTTAACAGTTTTCTATTATTTATTTCATACTTAATATTTAAATCATCTAATATATTAATTATATGTTGTTCTATATAACTTCTATTGTTGTTTCTAGCCACTCCTTCTTGTATTAAAAACCGTCTAATTGTTTCTTCATGACAATTATATTGTGTAGCCAATATTTTCGTAGGAATTTTGTCTATAGTATATGCGTATACTAATTCTTTCCTATCAATAATAATATTAGGTTTAGTATAGTTTCTTTTGCAATATAGTTTTTGATTTTCACTATGAGAACGTAATGTAACATTTGCTTCTTTAAATCTATTAGCCAAAGTCACATTACTAACATTGAAGAGTGTAGATATTTCTAATAAACTCTTTTTTTCGTCGTGATATAGTTTAATAGCTGCATCAATATCAAAAGTTTTTCGATTATGCGCTGGTTTATTTTTCTTAGGTTCGTGAAAATGTGCTTTACAATATTTAGCAAACCCCTGTCCATTATTTTCTAAATTTGTTCTAATACCGCATACTTCACAATAGCCGCCACCATATTTTAGATATTTAATTCTATCACTCACCGAACCAAATGATTTATCTACTAAATTGTCTAAAATATCTGACAAATTATTATTAGCAATATAAGATTCAGTACACCTTTTATTGACTAATCTACCATTTGCTGATAATTTCTCTATAAAATCTTCTTTGTTCATAATATAGCTCACAGTTAAATTTTATAAAGTATATCACGAAACTTTTCTTAAAGCAAGTCCAAAATTTCCCCGACGTAGCCAGCCAATATAACCATTAATCCTTCCATTATTATATTCCCAAAAAGGTAGTTTAATTTTACCTTTAAGCCAATATGAATAATCCCAATTACCATTAGAATCAACATTTACCCGAAACCAACCATTATATTCTGGTTCTAGCCATTCATATCTTTCGCCCAATGGAGTAATGCCTATCCAATAATGGCAAAAGTTATGAAATGGATTGCGAATATTCCACCAAATTATAGGAGGAAGAAATGATTCATCTGCGGCTATTTTATTATGCAATGGATATGGTAATGGTTCGTTCCAATTACCAAATGGATTTAAATAATGGTTATATAATTTACAAAACCAATTTGTACAGTGATATTCTTCTGGGATTATATTCATTCTTGTATATGTTTAATAGATGGATCATTAGCAGTTAATCGGGTATAAATATTTTCTGCCATTGTTTTAAGTGTATTAATACAATCATCGAATAATTTTTGGTTTTCTTCTTCATTAAATCCAGAATAAGAAAGTGCATTGAATAAATTACAACCAATAGCAATACCAATTTCACTTGATACTGTCATTAAATTAATATTGGGTGTAGTTTTAACTAATTCCCCAACATAATCGAATAATAATTTTTGCACATTATATTGAAAATTCTCCGTAGAAGTCATTTCGCTTTGTTCATTAATAATTTC